TAAGAAGGGAGCTTGGATTTCTATCTCAGATGAGTTAATCAAAGAGCTTTCGGCCAATGACCTTGAGATACCAGAAAAATTTCAAGGCGAACAAAAAATTATAGACTTTCTGGAGGAAAACGAGAAACTAGTCCAATTTCTTTACGAAGATTTCAAAAATCTATCTAATGCAATTTAAAACCCTCACAGGTCGAACACGCAGAATAGTAAAGCCAAAAAAATATTTAATTAATTGGTCTGGACCAAGCCGTAGTAAGTTGCAAAGAAGAGTAAAAACTTTTCTCGAACAACACTGGAAAAACCAAATTGTCTTCGAAGAATTTCCTGTTGCGGGAACAAAATTATCTCTTGATTTTTATAACGCAAATAAAAAAATAGCAATAGAAGTCCAAGGAGAGCAGCACAATAGATATGTTCCGCATTTTCACGGATCAAACAAAATAAACTATATCAATCAGCTAAGAAGAGATCAAGAAAAATTAAAATTTTGCGAAATCAACGAAATCAACCTAATCGAGATCTATCAAAAAGACATGGCCTCCGAGTCCTTTTTTGATAATCTTGCATCGAACATTTAATTTGTGTAATATAAATTATGAACGACGACGAAATTGACCCAGAAAATTTAGAAAAATTCAATTTGCCAGAAAATTTACTAACTCAAATTTTTGAATGTACTGGGAAAACAGACGGAGATAGTGGCTTTATACTGGCATACGTTAACCAAGAAGGCGTTCCCTCAATTATTACTAAAGCTAATTCTGGTATAATTGAAATGGGCCTGCGCAAAGCTCTTGAGCAATATCTTGATCAAGCCGACTCTCACGATTTAAAACTCGACTTTCCATCGGACTTAGGAGAGGAAGAGGAATAAACTTCTTGACTTATTAAGATATATATGATACCATGCAATCATGGTATATTCATACGAACTAGAACAACATCTCCTCGCGGGATTAATAAAGTATCCAGAGTCTTATCCTCTTATCGCTGCATTTGTTTCGGAGAAAGATTTTTTTGAAAAAAATTCTATAGTCAACAAAACCATATATTGTGTTTTGAGACAGTCTCTAGAAAATGGAGAAGCTGTAGATGAAATAATCCTGAGTCAAAGAGTTGACTCTCTAGGAATGTCTTTTGAAGACAATATAAACATCGCAGATTATATTAAAGGATTGTCAATGAGACAAATATCTCAAGAAGGGGTTATCAAGGCAGCTAAAGAGCTTAAGAAGATTACCGCGCGAAGAGACATATATGAAGCCTCTGTTGAGGTGGCGAAAGCAATGCAGTCAGCAAACAACACCCAATCATTTTCCGAAATTATATCTACCGCCGATAAAATTTACAATGACAAGATAAACTTCTATGAGTGTGGAGCAGAAAAACCGGAAAACCTTTTCGAACAAATGGAAGAATTTATCGAGGAAAGGGGAAATAATCCGATTTCTCAATTTGGGCTTATGGGGCCGCATCAAAGAGTTAACGAATTATATGGCTCGCTTCTCAGGCCAGGAAACATTACCGTAGTCGTAGCAAGAGCAGGAGTTGGTAAAACGCAATTTTGCATGGATTTTTGCACAAAAGTATCCTCAATGAATAATAATGTACCCGTACTGCATTTTGATAATGGGGAAATGAGCAAAGAAGAATTGATAATCAGGCAGTGCTCTGCACTCTCAGGAGTACCCATGAATCTCTTGGAAACAGGCAGGTGGCGACAAGCAGGTGATGAGGTGGTAAAAAAAGTAAGAGACACTTGGCTAAAAATTAAAAACTTAAAATTTTATTACTATAACGTCGCAGGTCAATCAGTAGAAAATCTAGTTAACACTATCCGCAGGTTCTACTTCTCCGAAGTGGGCCGGGGAAACCAAATGATCTTTAGCTTCGATTATATTAAAACGACATACGAAAAACAAAACGGAGTAAGCTCGTGGGAGGCTGTGGGACGAATGGTAGATAGGTTCAAACAATTGATTCAAAAAGAACTTTCCTTTAATGATGGCCCATGCGTCTCAATGCTTACAAGTGTACAGAGTAACCGATTAGGAATTACAAACAACAGAAGATCTGAAAACATAGTTGACGATGAAAGTATCGTATCGCTATCAGACCAAATAACCCAATTTTGTTCACACCTTTTTCTACTAAGGCAAAAGACCATGGATGAAATTCAGGCAGAGCCCGAAGGCTTTGGAACGCATAAACTGATATGCCTAAAATACAGGTGGCTGGGTGAAAATGTTCACAGAGCGATTCAACCAGTAGAAATGCCCGATGGAAGCAAAAGGAAAAATTACATTAACCTGCATATGGAAAATTTTAACATCGACGAAAAAGGTGATCTAAATGATCTGGTCGAACATCTTAACTCGGAAGGAGTCGAAGCAATCACAGGCTTCCTAGACGAAGCCCCTACTTTATAATGTCACCAGAAAAAATAAAAGACTGTCTCGACAGACTCGGATATAAATTATTCGACAGGGGCCAGTATTGGCAGACTAATGCTGTTTTCAGAAATGGCGACAACAAAACAGCAATACAAATATATAAAAATACAGGAGTATGGAAAGATCATGTAGAGAATAGTCAATTTTCACCATTCAAAAGATTGGTCGAAATTACCCTCGGAACAAACGATAAAAATGAAATCAAAAAATACATTGACGAAGAAGAAAACCTGGGCTCAATGTATCAAAAAATCACATCTCAACAAAAACTAGAAATGGACGAAATATACCCAGAGGACTGTCTTAAAAAATTACTTCCTCATTATAAATTCTATAATGATAAAGGTATTTCCGATGAAGTACTTAAAAACCTTAAGGGAGGATTCGCAACAAATGGAAAACTAAATAAACGATTTGTATTTCCTATTTATAATGAGCACAAGCAAATCTATGGCTTTTCCGGTAGGGATATGTCTCGCTATGAAGGCAGGCCAAAGTGGAAACATATAGGAAGAAAGAAATCTTGGATGTACCCACTATATGCAAATGATCTGACACCTAATGCAATCAAAGAAAAGGATCAAGTTATATTTGTTGAAAGTATAGGAGATTTATTGATGCTAAATCAATTTGGGTATTTCAATGTCCTAGTTACCTTTGGGTTAGAGATAAGCACAAAATTAATATGCTCAACACTTTCTTTCAACCCAAGCAATATAGTAATATCATTAAACAACGATAGCCAATCATCAAGAAATAAAGGATTAGAGGCTAGCGTAAAAAATTATTTAAAATTATTAAACTTCTTTGATAAAGAAAAAATTAATATTTGCCTTCCAGTTAAAAATGATTTTGGCGATATGGATGAAAACGACTTTAAAAAATGGAACGAAAAACTACTATCTATCGACCAACAAGCCCAAAGGTCTCGGATATTGTCAGCTCTGGACTCAATGAAGTCCATTCCAAAATCTTTATTAAAAAATAAATCAATTATAATCGATGACTGAATTAACAAGGCTCTCCGCAAGCAGAATTAAAACTGCACAACAATGCTCGTGGACTTATTGGTGCAAGTATAAACTAAAACTTCCAGAAGCGCGAAATGATGGAGCTAGCAGGGGAACTATATGTCACAATGTTTTCGAACTACTTGGAGACAAACACAAGAGGGAGTTTAACAAAATCGTTAAAGACGGAACAATCTGGAATACCAAAATTGTTTCTGAACAAGTAAGGAAAGAAGCCGAAGAGCTAAATGTCAACGATCAAGAAAATCTTGACCTTATCGATGAAATGATTGTCAACGGATTGAGATATGATTTTTTTGGAGACTCTGAAGATCCTCCTGTAGAAGCAGAATCTGAAAAGTTTTTTGACCTAGAAATCAACGATGGCGAGAAGAGGTATGCGATCAGGGGCTATATAGATAAAATGTTCGTATACAAAGATAATTCTGTTATTATTAGAGACTTCAAAAGTAGTAAATCAGTCTTTAAGGGAAAAGAGATTTCGGATAATTTACAGAACCTCATATACTGCCTTGCAACCAAACACATAATGCCAGAAAGTAAGCCGCAGAGTGAATTTATATTCTTGCGTTTTGATTTGGAAAAAGATA